GCTGCTTGGTGTGGCTGGATAGGGTAATCGAGATAGGCAGACCACAAATCTGCAATTCGTTTATGGTTAATTGCCGGGTGGCCGTAGACTGAACCTCTACTTTGTATGATCTCGACAACTTCATTGAACAGCTTCTCAGTTGTTGTTGGCATTTGTCTTATTATCAATCATCCGTCTGTGCATATCCCAGCCATCTTTACGGCCGCGCCAGTAGTGAGTTTGTTTTGCATTTTGTAATACGCCATAAGCCCAGATGATCGCAACCATAGTTGCTACCCACCATAGTCCAGCTTCTTTTAGTGTCATATTAGCCCTTATCTATCCACACCCCTTGTGTGGAATACATAAAGTATGACCTAAAGCAATGACCTTTGGGAATTTATTTTTGGCGTGTCTTATAACGATTAGATAACGCTAAGAGCCTCAAACGCATCGATATGATCATCAATCGTGCGCTCGATATAGTCGCTTTCACACTCCATATGACTTGCCTAGAGCTGTGAATGAGCCATCTTTGTTAATTGGAATCAATGTTGGTGTCATATTCTTGCCATCCCAATCTAGGATAACTATGCCCATCTGCCAGTTTGCAAGGCCTTTTGTGTAACTAGCCTTTGCCCGGTTCATAAGGTTGCCCGCTTCTATGCCATATAAAGGCCTGTAAGCCCCATATAAGCCCTCTGAGTAGGCTGACATACCTAGTCTATGGGTATGACCACAGACAACGCTCTTACCAGCTCTCTTGGCTAAATTAAGGGCAGTCTGTCCAGCATTGGAACTGATGTTTGCTTCATCTCCATGAGCCAATATCCAACCCTTTTCAAATTCAAAGAATTGTTTGTGGAATGTAATGCCCATTGATTCAAAATCCATAAACTTTGCATACTGCAGTTCAGGAAGGCTAATTAAGCCAGGTACTTTAAGTAGGGTATTGTATAGGCGATCCGTGTGATTGGATCTAATGATATGAGCTTCTTTACTATGCTCGGTTAGAGCCCAGAGAATCTCCTGAGTTGCCGAACGATCATCATCCAAAGTTTGTTGATAAGCCAAAGGTGTTTTCTCAGCCCATCGGCTAATGGTTTGAAAGTCAATCTCATCACCAACGCATAATACGCTATCAAATCTCTCGCGCTTCGCAAACTTGATAACATTCTTTACGGCCGTTTCATGTTGGTAGGGTACTTGAAGATCGCTGATAACTAAATATCGCTTAATCGTTATCCTCATCGTCAGTTGGATCTATGGAAGGAATGATCCCGCCATCGCCTACGATCCAATCAGGAAAAGTCTTATGCTCGGTCATTAACCAGAAGGCGTGTTCGGGTGTAAACCCTGCTTTTCGAGCTGCTTTATAACATTCATGCAAAGCCGTGTAGTGTTGATCTAACTTACTTAACGGCTCAGGAGAATGGCGAACAATACGCCTATTGATCTTCTTGCGCTTAGGAGTCTTGCGTGTGTTCGCCATATTAAAATTATGACTTACTAATTAAAATAAAGAGATCATCGACACGCTTCTCCAAGCGATTGATTTGATCCTTTATAGATGCCCCACCATTAGGTTTTAACTCAGCTAGATAAGACTTAATAACCCAGCGTAGACCCACTAATAAACTGGTTAGTATTGCGCTTATTCCAACGCCTAAACCAACCCAATCGTTGGCTGACACTATGCAGCATTCACACCAAGATCAGTATCTTTAGGATCTAAGGCTTTGATTAGGGGAGCAACTAATGCTCCAAGAAGGACAGAGTATTCCGGTTTGATATTGCCCGCAATAGCGAGTGCAACTGTAAGTCCAGATGCTGCTACAGCTCTCAAATATGATTTAAGTGCTGCCTGTGATTTCTTTGATAATTTCATATCTTTCCCCCTATAAGTGGAATTTGGAAGTAGGTACTGTCTTTATCGCCCAATTTACTAAAACTAATGTGTATGTGATGATCGTGCATATTGATACCTTTGTAATCACGCCATGCCCATCCAGCTTTAGGACTTGCTATTTTACCTTTGTGAATTATGTAAGAAATGCGTTTATCGGTTTCCGCATGATCCCTGAGCTGGTCAGCAAGATACAGCGAGAGCCCTTTTTGTGAACCCAGGTCAGAATCAATATCAATGGCTCGTACACACCCGGACTCGTCTGGATTGTGATCAGAGATTCTCGCGGAATGGCGACTATCACCCACCCATCCATCACTTTTACGATCCCGATCCGGGAACCAATCATCGATCTGCTCCCTTAGCTGGACGCCAGCCTTGCATAACCATGGCTTCAATTTATGGTAGCCATCACCATCATGGTAGCTGTGCCAGATGAAGTAATGCCATAAAGAGCTTCATTATCAGATAATTGCATAGTTAATTTATCACCATTATCCATGCGATAACCAGTAGATGTTGTTACATCTGAATTGCCTAAATAAATAATTCCAGATGATGAATGAAGATAAACAACTTGATCTGCTCTATTGGCTGTAACCAATAATGTAGCTGTGGTTGTTACTGTTTTTTGTGATGTATTAGGCATTTAATTCCTCTTTTCTTGGGACAATCCATGTGCAAGTTTTATCATCAAATCCTGTTGCATTATCAGGTTTTGGTGAAATAAAAGCATCTCTTAAAGTATCAGCTGCTTCACTAAGCCAAGGATTTGGCATTGTGTTCCTCATTAGAGCATTTCCATAGATAATCAGTTGTATCTAATATCAATTCAGAATGACCACATGCAGGCTTATAACCTATAAAAACATCTGCTTCTTTATTATATGTAAAACCAATCATGGCTAACTTTTTAGATGTGTATTCAACAAAACCCTCTTGGTTAAAATCATCATCAGTTACTATTACATTTACAACAATATTGTTTTCATCAAGCTCTGCAAAGTTTTTCATACTGTGTACCTCACAATAACTACGCCGCTCTTACCTGCAGCTGCATCAAATCCAACTCCGCCTGCGTTATTTGCTGAACCACCACCGCCTGAGCCGTATGAAGATCCTGCAGTGTTTCCAGCGTTATTAGTTTGACTTCCACCATTACCGCCGCCAGTGCCACCTGCACCACCAGCACCAGTAGTTCCAGGGTCATTAGTTCCACCACCACCACCGCCTGATGCAATAACAGTCATCCCTGATAATGAAGTAAAATTACCGGAAGTTAAATTACTGTCTATAGAAGTTAATGTATAACCTTGTCCACCAGCACCACCTTGGGCATTAGCACCTGAAATATCAGCTGCACCGCCGACTGCAGTTGCACCACCACCACCGCCACCTGCATACTTTCCGCCACCATTATTACCAATACCACCTGAGTTTGTATTACTACCACTTGCACCGCCGCCAGTTGCGCCATTAGCACCACCACCACCGCCACCAGATCCACCAGTTGCACCATTTATGTCGGTAGTATCTCTAGCACCTGGGCGACCGCCACCTAATGAACTTACAGATGAAGCAAAGCTGGAAGTACCACCAGCACCGCCAAAATAAAGAGAACCAACTGTGCCGCCTGCTCCACCTGCACCTATAGTAACTGTGTAGTTAGCTGTAGTACTGTTAACAGTTACTGGGCTTAAAATATCTAACTCACCGGCACCACCACCGCCGCCAACAGAACGGCTTCCGCCTGCGCCGCCACCAACAGAAATAATGTCAACTGTTTTGTTTCCATTGGTTACAGTGAAAGTTCCACCACTTGTGAAGAAATGGTATTTATAACTGCCAACAGTTTTAACTTCATTACCACCAGTTGCCTGGAATAAAGGCACTTGTGGTGCTAATAAACCTGCGACTATGTTGCCTATCATTAAGCAATTGCTCCAACTACATACCAAGTGTCAGTTGCTGTTTTAATACAAACTGCTGTTTTATATTGTGCAAGGGTTGGAGATGCTGCAACTGAACCAGCAGATAATACTGTTGTTGTACCAGAGGTTACCGCGCTAATTGTGCAAGTACCAGCACCTTTATTTAATACTGTAATTGCAGTACCAACCGGAAATGCTACTGAAGCATTGGTTGGTATTTTAAATGCTATTGCTGTTGCTTTGTTCATTGGCACTAACACTTGATATTGATCGGTTAAGACAGCTGTGTAATCTGTTGTCTGATCTGATCCAACTGTGAAAGTTATTAAACCATTAAACATTGTGCTGGTGAGTACATCACCTGTTGCTGCTGGAAATCCTGATGCCATTTTCTACTCCTTAGTAACTTAGTGTGTTTGTACCCAAGACACCATATAGGGCAGATCCTATCAGGAA